TTGAAACTTTTGACCCCCAACAACAAGGCAGATATTCTCAGCAAAGTAGTTATAAACCAAGTGAGGAATACACAAAGAAATGACCAGTTCGACTAAGGTCGGTATTATTATATTATTATTGGCAGTGTTGGGAATTATTATAAGTATGATGAAAATTGAAAATAATGGTATTGGCTTAATTAAAGAATTTGAAGGTAAGCGATTAGTTGCTTATCAAGATTCCGTAGGTGTATGGACTATTGGTTATGGTCATACTAAAAATGTCAAAGAAGGTGATTCAATAGACTCATTAGAAGCTGAAGATTTACTAACTGAAGAATTAAAAGAGTATGCTGAGTATGTTAATAAATATGTTAAAGTACCTTTAAACCAAAACCAGTTTGATGCTCTTGTGAGTTGGACTTACAATCTAGGTCCGAGCAATTTACGAGAAAGTACAATGTTGAAGGTGCTGAATAACGGCGAATATGATAAAGTGCCGGCTGAAATGAAAAGATGGAATAGAGCAGGCGGTAAGGTGCTCGCTGGACTAGTTCGACGCCGTGAGGCAGAGGCTAGATTGTTTTTAATTCCGGGGGGAGGAGATTGCTTTAAATGAGATATAGAATGATCAGCCCAGACAGCGGCGAACCAGAAGATATAGAGTGCTCAGTAGCAGATATGGAAGTGATGAAACAGTCCGGATGGATAATGGTCTTTACACCAAACCCAAACTCTATTATTTCAGGCAGAGATCATAGTGGCCAAAGTGGAGGTCACGGCACGGATCAAGGCTGGAAAGATGTATTAAGACGGATTAAATCAAATAATCCTAAGAGTAATATTGATATTTAGATGTATCTAAATAGGTCACAACCTATAATAAAATAGGAGGACTTATTTTTGAGTAAAAAGAAAATGTTAGTTCGTCGGAAACAATTACTTACAGTTAAGCCTATTGGACCTACACAAGATAAGGTCTTTAAAGCTTATGCAGAGGGTAAAAATATATTTGCAACAGGGTCTGCCGGCACAGGTAAGACCTTTATTTTATTGTATCTAGCTTTACAGGAAGTATTAGCAAGAGGATCAACATATGATAGGGTGATATTGGTTCGTTCTCTTTTACCTTCTAGAGATATTGGATTCCTTCCAGGAACACTAGAAGAAAAAGCAGATTTATATCAAGACCCATATCGTATTCTTGTTAAGTATCTTTTTGAAATGCCGTCAGAACAGGAGTTTTCAAGCCTTTATGATAGATTAATATCACAAGGGACTTTAGAATTTTATTCAACCTCTTTTTTAAGAGGCTCTACATTTGATAGAAGTATTATTTTAGTAGATGAAGCTTCTAACCTTACTTTTCAAGAATTGGATACCATTATGACCAGAGTTGGTCAGAATAGCAAGATATGTTTTGCTGGAGATATGGCACAATCTGATCTCCGAGTACATAATGGAGACCGAGAAGGTTATTATAATTTTGAAGCTATTTTAGAATCAATGGAAGAGTTTGAAGTTATAGAATTTGGTATAGGAGATATTGTGCGGTCTGGATTAGTACGATCCTATTTAATACAAAAAGATAAATTAGGAGTTAAAAAGACTTGACTTTAACATGAAAAGGTGTTATTATATATATTATGAATACAGCAAATGAATTTGAATTTCCAGAGTTAAAAGTCCACAACATTAATGGCTTGCGATTCTATGAAACACCAGAAGGTTTAAAGTATCCTTCTATTACTACAGTATTAGGCAAACAACCCGGCAAACAAAAGGGGTTGCAAGAATGGAGAGAACGTGTTGGTGAACAGCAGGCTAATATAATTGCTGGCAAAGCTGCTCGCCGAGGTTCAGTCTTTCACCAAATAGTAGAAGATTATTTGAACAGCGAATGTGGGTTTTTTGTTAATACTCAAATAGATGAATATAAACAAAAGAATTTTTTAGCTTGGTGTATGTTTGGAGAAATGAGGCCTTATTTAGATGAGTGCCTTACAAAAACAATAATACAAGAACAAAATATGTATTCAAACAAATATAAGGTTGCTGGTAGATGTGATTTTGTAGGAGTTTATAAGGATACAATAACTGTGGTAGACTTTAAAACAGCTACCAAAATGAAAAAGGAAGAATGGTGCGAGGATTATTTTATTCAATGTGCTGCTTATGCTTCTATGTATGAAGAAAATACAGGCATAGGTGTTGATGATATTGCTATTATGATGGTAGCTGAAGATGGTCAAGTTAACCTTTTTGAAAAGAAAACATTTGAATATCTAGATAAATTAGAAGTTATGATGGAAGAATTTTATAATAATCTAGATTATAAAGAATTAGCAGCATAGGAAATAAAAAATAATGTCAAAGGATAATTTTAATAAAGTAGAAAAAATCTTAATAGTGGGTGGCGGAACCGCAGGATGGTTTGCTGCTTCAGCTATTAGTAAATGGTTACCTGATGTTGAATTAAGTTTGGTAGAATCACCGAATGTGGGGACTATTGGGGTTGGAGAATCAACAATAGCACATATCAATAAATTTTTTAATTCGTTAGATATGAACATTGAAGGTGAAGAGGATTGGATGCCACATTGCAACGCAATTTATAAAGCTTCAATTCAATTTTCTGATTTTTATCAGAAGGGTGATTCTTATATGTATCCTTTCGGATCATTAGATTTATCTGGCTGTAGGTTTGGCTGTGATGATTGGTTTCTGAAGAAGTGGTTATATCCAGACACTAAACCGAGAGATTTTGTTGATACTTTTTTCCCACAAATGCCTTTAATTTATAAAAATAAAGTAACAAAGAATGAAGTGTTTAATGATCAAGGTGATCGACCAATTGAAAATTATTTTCCAAAGCGAGATATGGCTTATCAATTAGATGCTGTTAAGTTAGCACAATGGATGAAAGGTAAGTTTTGTAAAGATATAACCCACATTGAAGATGATGTAATTAATGTAGCTGTAAATGACCAAGGATTTATTAATGGAATTTCTACAGTTAATCATGGAGAGCTTAAGGCCGATTTGTATTTAGATTGTTCTGGTTTTAAAAGTCTATTAATAGAAGGAACTTTAAATGAGCCTTGGATTGATTGGCGTGATGATTTAATTAATAATAGGACATGGGCAACCCACATACCTTATAAAGATAAAGAAACAGAAATGAGGTTGTATACAGACTGTAAAGGAATTGATAATGGTTGGGTATGGAATATACCATTATGGGAAAATATAGGAACAGGTTATGTATTTTCTAACGATTTTGTTAGTGAAGATAATGCTTTAAAGGAATTTCAAGACCACATTGGTCATGGAGATGAGCTAGATTATAAACTTATTAATATTCGTAACGGCCGACATAAGAGAGCTTGGGTAAAGAATTGTGTTGCGATTGGATTATCTAATGGATTTGTAGAGCCTTTAGAGTCATCTGGTTTGTTGTTAATACATGAGCCGATTGAATTGCTCATTAAAACTCTTACACAAAGAGGTGGTTTGATTAATCAATTTGATAGGGATTCTTTTAACTTTACATCAAACCAAACTATAGATTCTTGGAAGTATTTTGTTGCTTCACATTTTTATATGTCACAGCGTGATGATACGGAATATTGGCAATATTATACACAGACCCACGAAATGGGAGATCATTGGTATGGTGTTGATTTAAAACATCCAGAGTTTTGGCCATCAGGCGTTAATCAACAATTATCTATTATGGGAAATACAGCTACGGATGTGGGTATGATGCTTGCTATATCAAAACTTAAAAGCCAAACAACTTTCGGTTTGGGCCCAGCTCAACTGTGTATTGCTGTAGGTAATGGATTTGAAATTTATAATGATTATGCTTGCACACAGCTGGATTGGACAGAAGATGGATATAGAAATTTAAATAAAGAGTTTCTTAGGAATACTGACTTAATGGATATTTGGACAATGCAGACAGACAGGTATGTAAAGCATTCAAAATATGCAGAAACGTTACCATCACATTATGAATATTTGAAAAAGAATGTATACAAATAAAATTCAAACTTTAAAGGAGAAAAAGAGAATGAATAAGAAGTATCTGTTAGCTCTTACGCTTATGGCACCTATGGCGTCATATGCTCTGAGTGTTGATGTAGAAAATGATTTGACAGTAAGGTCTGGCGACACAAGTGTATTAGTCGACCAAGATAAAAATAAACTTCAAGTAAAATATGGCAGTTTATCTTTATATAAATCTGATGATGTACAACTTGGTACAGAATTGGATGTGGTAGACCTTCCAGGCTTGAGTGGTTCTGTGCATTATGAATATACAGAAGATGACGATAGTGTTATTGGGCTGTCTACCGGATTCAGTCTTGTTGGAATCAATCTTAATACCAAATTAGATTGGAATGTAAACGAAACGGAATTTGATGCCGAACTCGGAACAGGTTATGCCATTGCTGGTTTGGATGGTGATGTTACAACTTATTGGGACGTTGATGATTTTGATTATAATGGTCTAGACCTTTCCTTAGGTTATACTTTACCTTTGTCGGACAGGTTTTCAATCAGGCCTAATGTAACAGTACCTTTTGATGATGATTTTTCAAGAGGTGATTATAGTGCTGGTATTTCGATTGTTATAGCATTAGATACACATTCGGAGCATCACA